TTGAGTACGAAGAAGAGACTCAATACGCTTGCTGAGGTCTTTCACTACGTCCTGTGACAAACCAGTATCCTCAAAAGCCTTACGTTGCTGCAACTCAGCAGTCATCTTGGTGTCAGACAACCCACCAAAGATGATGTCTTCGTTTGTTGGGAAGTTGCCTAAGGCCTTTTGTTTAGTCCAGTAGCTGTCGAATTCTCGATCGTTTGTCTTTTCGGTGCTGTAGGGAAGTAGTTTGGCAAGACGGTTAGCACCATCCAAATTACCTGTAGCTAAAACAGCACGCTGAGCAGCTTGGATATTGTCAGTCGTCATGGTCGAAGGGTCACTGGTAAATTCAGCGATCACAGCTTGTGTAATCTGATCACCACGACGCTTTTCATCCGCTACAGCATTGATTTGAATACGACGACGATCTTCATCTTGTTCATCAATAGCGTTTTGTAGTGATGCAGCTTTGACTGGAAATGCTTCACGGAATGGTGCATCACGACCAAACTGTTTAGCAAAAACGTTGGAAGTCAGAATACCTTCAGCGACACGTGAATCGACAACACCATCCTTAACAAGTTCAACCAACATACCGTGCTTACGATTAAACACAGTGCCAAGAATGTCACTATCGAGACCACCTGCTTCCAAAGACACAATGTCCATGAAACGTGTGGTTTCGGTAGGATCCTCTGCAAGAGAAATAGCTAAGTTCTGCTTCTCTTTGGCGTAATTACCTTCGCGTGCAACCGTCTCCATACGAGTAGAGAGGCTACGCTTACGACGGCTTTCAGCCTGCTGCATAGGCTCACGTGCGTGCTTAGCAACAAACGCAGGATCAAAACCGGGTAGATACTCCTGAAGGAAGTTCATCCGGTGACGGTCGAAAATACCAGCAATGGCTGCTACATCACCTTGTGCTTCCGCAGAAGCAAGAGACATGTCCACACCATTGATGCGGACATCTTCGTCTTGCTTGGAGGTCAAATAAAGATCGTAGTTCTGACCAGCATTTTGAACAGCACCAAGTGCTGCACCATAAGCATTCCAACCGGAGTTCTTCATGAGAACACCGATGTCAGACTCAGAAGCTCCTTGTTGTCTTAGACGATGGATAAGAGGTGTTTGTTCAGCTTCGTAGTCCAGAAGACCACTTTCCATAGCTTGAAGCTGTAAGACCTCTTCACCATTCAGTCCATATCGAAGGACAAGGTTCTGACTTAACTGCAGTTCAGCTTTCTTTCGCTTCTCATTTTCTCTGACGAGGATGTCAGCAGCAGTGGATGAAATACCAGCAATTGACTCATACAGTTGTGTACGTTCTTTGGCTTCATATTCAAGCCTGTTAAGCTCTGAATTAAAGACATCCATAGCAGCCTGACGCTCTATGTCGGCTGCTTTAGTTTCTAAGTCAAGGAATGTCTGTCGAGTTTGCTGATCAATACGAAACTTCTCTTGGAGAGAATTATGGATATTGACAGCATTATTTGAGTCAAGTTGTCTCGCTTGTTCTAAGCTGCGTACATACTGTTGATCAAGCGAGTTGCGCCGTCTTCGATTAGAAGAGGCAGGTGAGAATCCCCTTTGTTGGGCGTACCCGGAGAATAATTGTGCCATAGGTTAATTACTATTATGAGGGAAGATCATCAACTGTCACATATTTAGGGCGTGTAGATGCAAGATCAGGTGTTGTGTAATCTACTGGAGTGGTATTAATAGAGATATTCTCACTGGGTTGATAAAGCCCTGCAGATGAATCAGTGTTAATATTGATCGGTTGAGCTTGTTGCTGTAATTGCCATGGTGGGGGTGCTTGATAACTATTAGCGATAGCAGCAGCTTGTTCACCAATACCTTGGATATTTGTAATCAAAGAGTTAAATTCAGACATGCCAGAAGGGTTGTAAGGCATCTTGGCTTTTTTAGATTTAGCCATTGCCTTTTTAATTTGCTTCCAATTGATTTCAGGCAGAGGCTGTTGAACAAGCTCAGGTGCTTTGATAGGCGGAGGAAGTTCCTTAGGTACTTTCGGTTGATCAAGTACTTGAGACGCTGCAGCCCGATTGGCGAGCATCTTGTCAAAGTCAATACGCTCCTTAGACAGCTTCAACTCATCTTTGGCTGATTGGCTTGCATAAGCAATAGAGTTAAAACTTAGCTTGGTCTGCTGTTGAAGGTCATATAGCCGGAATTCGTTATTAATAAGTTGGTTCCGGAACTGTGCTTGAGACGAGAGCAGTTGGTTTGACATCTTACTCAGGTCAATAGACGCCATACTTTTTGCAGCGTTAAAGTCACGAGATATTCTCCTGTTTTGGAAATTGGTTTGAGCCTTTTTGTAGGCGATGTCATCCACTGCCATTTGGGCTTCAACATCGCGTACGCCCATTTCCAAACGGCGCGCACCCATACGCAATTGTGCTGCAGCAAATTCAGACCCAGCTTTATTGAGACCAATTGCAGTAGAAGTAAGTTCAGATTTACCCTGTTGACGTGCAAACAGAATTGATTGTGCAATCTTATTTTTGTCAATAGTGTATTTGGCATCAGCTCGAACAATTGCAGATGCGAGGAGGGCTTGTGCCTGTTGGTTTGCAAATGCAAGCCCCTGAACTGACTTAGCTGCTGACCTACCAGCTTGTCCTTTAGCAAGCTGTGCACCTTGTTCTAGTAGACCTTGACGGCGTAGCTGATCAGTTTGAATTGCTGAATCGGCATAGCGCTCGTCTTGTGCAAGTTGAATAGTTTGCTTAGCAAAGTCAGCTTCAGCAATGCTGTTGTCTAAAGAATTGAGGACATCTTGTTCTTTAAGTTGGGCAGATGAAATGAGTGCAGTCTTTTCACCTTCAAGGGATGCTATTTCACTCTTAATTTGTTGCCTGTCAACACCAAGCTGAATATCTTTGATGGCAATCTGATTTGCAGCCAACTGAGTAGCGTATTCAAAAGCACGTGTAGATTCAGCAATAGCATCTTGACCGTTTTGAAGCGCAATGCGGAGGTTGGTGTTAATACCTTGTGCGTTGAGTTGTGCATCTTTGATAGATGCGTTCATCTGCGAAGTAATAAGCTGTTTGTTCAAATTACGATCTCTTTCACCAGCCTTAAGCTGCATTCGCAGAATCTGACTCCTATTATTTAAATCTTGCTGACGATCGTTGAATACTCGGCGTGCATCATTGATTGCCATAGAGGCAGAAATATCGTTTAAATCAACAGTCTCGTCAAATGCACGTACACTGTCTTCATACGCGTCTCTAGCAAGTTGATAGTTTTCAGCACGCTGGTCAACAGCAAGTTCGTAGTTTTTAAGATCGTCTTCGTACTTTTGATCACGAAGATCATTGTATAGTCGGGCAGCTCTTTCGTTAGCCTGGATAGCCAGAGCAGCATCTCGTTTAAGGCTACTATAAAGAATCTTGTTTTGAATCTTAAGTGCTCTTTTAATCTTTTTGCTGTTCTTACTGGCGCTACCACCTGAGCTACCACCACCAAAAAGACCGCCAACAAAACCTACAACTGCACCAATACCTGCGAGATGAGGGATACCGGTGGCAGCACCTGCAGTAAAACCAGTTGTTGCACCATAAAACCCACTTGTGGTCCTTCTAACTAAACTCATATCTATCCCCTCCTAATAAAGCGCTGTGAATACTGTCCTTCCCAAACCATTGAACTCAAAGAGATAGGAAAGGGAGTGTTATTAAAGATTCGGATTTCCACGTTTTTATTTCTTTGATTAATTGGGAATGTATAAATAGACTGACCTTCAATTGCGACATCGTCTGCCAAATAGTAATCGAGGTCAGCAGCACCTTCTTGAAAGAATGTATAATTTTCGTAAGCAAGAATAGTAGCGTTATTGGCAGGTGCGGTAGTAAACACAATACTGTTTGAATCGTTGATTGTAAATGCCGTTGTGGCTACATCGTTGACAAGAACAACAACATCATTACGATCCGGTGGAGTAAACGGTAAAGCAAACGTTGTGGTAGAACCATCTCCAGTAAATGTAAACTGATTACCACGAACTCCATTAACACGAAGCTTCAAGCCAAAGTTGGCAGTTTCTCCACAACTAAACTTCAACCTATTAAGAACAAGATAACTTGCATAGTCAACACTCGTACCATCTGGTGTCTGCTGATAGTAAAGCGTAGGAAGTGTTACGTCATAAGCAAACTTATAACCAACAACAACATCACCAGCCTGACTAGAGAGATCTTTACCAGGAAGGAAGAAGTAAGTTGATCCACCACTCGTTACTTTAGAAACAGGTGCAGTAAATCCTGATTCACTGATGTTCGAGAAGTTAATACCAGAACCTTTGACAAGAATCACAGGATCAAGACCAGAGATGTCATCAAAAGGAAGATTGATGCGAGAACCACCATTCAGGGGTACAACACTTGCAGCGTCAGCATAAAAATCCATATATGGATTAATGGCATCACCAGTTGAACTGGTAACAATTGCCTCACTAGGTGTACTAGAAATATTCAAAGTACACATAATGTATTTATCACCTGCCTGCATAATGGCGTACATAACGTCTTGTTCGACGTTGATAGAAAGTGGATAACCAGGTAGTGTCCATTTAAACCATGCCTGCATCTCTTGTGATTCACCACTGTCATAAAAGCGGTAGAAATAAAGTGTCTTATCAGTTTCACCGTAAAGACACACAAAAGAGTTTTGGGGACTACTCACCATTTGAGTGACACTCGAAGGAATGTACTGTGAGACTACCTTTCCAATATCAAGAACCTGAGGTGGGTTCTGGAGACCACGAAGTGAATAAGAGAAGATGCGTGACCAAGCTGGTGTCTTACTGATGAAATAAAAACTTGTACCAACCTCAACAGGTGGTATGTTTTTGTCCATCTCATAGTTAGACAAACCATTAATAATAGAGTCTTGAGGAGTTAGGTTTCCAGACTCTGAATACATAATGAACTGTTGATTCTGACTAAACAGCATCAGGCCAGTTACAGCAGGCAAAGCTGCATGAAGCTGCAACGGTCGAACACTAGAACATGCCAAATCAACAGGGTCAGAGGCTGTAGAAGTAGAGGAGGTGACGTGATAGAAATTAAAGAATTCACCAGACTGGCTCATCGACACATTTTCACCAGTCAAGAAACCAAGCCTATTGTTATTGAAAAAAGCTCCGTTAATAGTGTCACCAACGAAACTCGGTTGACTGTTAGTAGTGTCGTCTCCTACCAAACGGGCTGTATAGGAGATTTCTTGGAATACAAAAGTATTGACTGCAGTATTGACCAACTCATGCGGCATCGTGGAAGCATCTAAACCAGGCGACAAACCAGGCTTCAACGTCTCTTCCCAGTAACCATCTCCTAGACCACTACCTTGGTTGGCTACAAACTTTGCGTAGTAAGTATCAGCATTAGAAGCAGTGTTTACAACGGTGACTTGTCGACCGTGCTTAGACACTGAAGGGAGGTCTGTAACTGTATCGACTTCATCCTGAAAAGACTTCAGTGCATCACCACCAACACCACCACGTGCATCAAGAGTAAAGGCAGCGTCCTTAGTCAGCTCAAGGCAATTACTACCTTTTTCAACTGTAAGACCAGAGATACTTGCTGCATCAATAGCAGTTTTAAGACCAGTTAAAATAAGATCAGCATTGAGCTTAGTATCAGTGTTTGATGGCGTTGTAAAGTTATCAGCGTTATAAGTCTGATAAGAATAGGTAGTACCATCAATAATAACGCTGTAGGTAGCGCTATATTCAATAGAGCGTACGACAACAGAGCCACTAAAGGTGGTTGGAGTAGTGCCGCTTAAAGCTGCTACTGTTTTAGTTTTGTTGATAACAATAGAGGTATCCTGAACAGTCAAAAGCTCATAGTCTTTTGCTGTCAATGCATCTAGATACGCTTTAGGGTCGCCATTACTACCATAAGATACAGAAGCTTTAACATAATTACCATTACTATCTGGAGTAGCATTCCAGACATGGATAGCAGCATTAGCAGGTGTTGCGTTACCTACAATGCAACCGATATATACTTCATCGTCATCTCTATTGATATAAAACCATTTGGCATTATCGAATGAGGGGGTAGTGTAATCAGTGCCGTTTCCATCATGCAGAGCATCAAGGAACTTGAAGCCAGGCCTTTTAGTAAGACCTAAGGCTGGATCAGGGTAGACATTTTTGGCTTCTGAAACCTGACCAGGAAGCTTCTTTGTGTCAGGTTGAGTTGATACACCACCCAGGAAGTTTTTGATTCTCTGAGTAATAGCAGGCATTAGCGATACAGTGCTCTATAAGGTTGATAGCTGATGTAATAGTTTTCACCTTCAGGGTGTCCGAAAAAGGTGTAGTCAGCTTGATTGCAGTCATACTCAAGAGCATTAGCTCTTTTACTAGCTTCACGGACTTGTAGGATCTGGAACTGATTAGGATCTCCAACAAGACGCGTTGAAGCAATAGTTGAAGTTCTTGCAATAATGTAATCCTGGATAGGAACAGGTAAATCTAACCAGTCAAAGTACCAAACAATATCAGCATAAACATCATCGTCAAACTCATATGCTTCACTACGTGGTTCCTTCCATTTGTCGTAAAGCTTCCCATCTCTACGAACAACATCACGTGATCCGTGATGACGAGTGCTCAGGTCAACCTGAAGCATGTTGTCTGTAATTGGGATAGTTTTATCTGATTGAGGAGTAAGTTTGTAGTTATACTCCTTGTTAAAATGCCAACCCTCTGACTGGACTTCCCGAGACACATTTTTGAGAGTCTGTTGGATAATCGAAACGTCCGGGTTTGTTTGATCCAGTGTGGTGACAGGTGCTTGACCAACAGCTGCCAAGACTTCATTAATTGCATTAAGCTCGGTTAGTCGGCTAATCGAAGAAGAAGACATATCTTTTAAATAAAAAAAAGGGACCCCGAAGGATCCCTTGTGTATAAATAAATCAGAATGCAGAAGGAGCAGTAGCACCCACGTACAGCTCAACAGCTGCAGCAGGGTTCAGATAGTCTGCGCCACAAGCCAAACGGCCAAGCATCACATCGCCTTGGTAGACAACGGACACGTCGCCAGTGGTGACTTGCACCTGGGGACCGATGGCCTCGACCATACCGGCTGCTTCCTTTTGGAAGATCAGACCGCAGGACTTGGTGCCAACTTCAGCAGCAGTACCGTAATCGTTGTTGATACCAGTGGAAGCACCGGAAGCGTCTTCCATGGTCTCACCAACGAAGGAACCAACATTGCCAGGAGAGGTCTGACCAGTGGTGCCGCCGTACTTAGTACCGTAGTTGCCCAGGAACGGGATGTTCATGGACTTGTAGATCTTGATACCAGCGATCTCAATGATTCCGTTACCGCCTTGCAGCGCGGTTCCTTGAGCATCGCGGTTGACCAGACCGTTGGAACCAACGGCTTGGATGAGTTCGTAGTACTGACGGGGGTTCAGCACACCCACGCGACCGTCAGAAGAAACACCCTTTTCATCCATGGCAGCGGCTGCGTCATAGAAAGCAGTCACCAGAGCAGATGAAGAGTAAGCGTCAGAATCGTTAGTGGTAGAACCCACACGAACCTGAGTACCACCAGGCTCTACGAAGCCAGATTTGGTGATAGGAGAAGCTTGACGGGCACCACGTGCAACAGCACGGAAGGCAAGCCGGTCATACTTTTCAGCCAGTGCATAGCCGATTTTGCGAGAGATTTCGGAACGCAAATCGTAGTGGCTGAGAACCTCATCGAGGTTGTAAACAAAAGCTGAACTGATGAGCAGATCATCGCAAGTGATGA